TAAGCTGGGGGGAGTCATTTTCTTCCTCGTTGTAGAAGATGCCCCACGTTGTACACGCGGAATAGTCGGAGTTGTTCTTGGTTTCAAACGCCGTATCCCAAGACTGGATGATGTATTCACACCTTGGCGGGTCTTCCGGCTCCCAGATACGCCACATCTTACGGCTCACAATGGCCGAGTTCTCGGATGTGGGCTGCTGCATGTACTGCGCGTTCCAATATCGTGGGTCAATCGACGCTTTTGTAGCTTTTAAGCTCTCAAGAGGCCACTGCTCGGGCCAAAGCGACTTCTCGTCGTCCTCGTCTTCATTCAAAATGGCCGGAAGTTCTACAATTTCCCACGGAATCGACTCCGGATTCCTAGCTTGGTAGTCAATTAAACGCCCAGTCAGGTCTAACAGCGACCAACGCGTCATCACAATGATGATCGCACCGCCCGGCATTAGACGTTGAAGCGGCCCCGTCTGAAACCACGACCATGCGGTATCAAATGCCAGTCTCGAATTGATCTTAACGTCCTGCTCGGAATGAGGATCGTCAATAACGAACAAATCAGCACCACGACCAGCAAGAGCGCCCCCGACACCAGCAGCATAATACTGACCGCCAGCACTTGTAGACCACTTACCAGCAGCCTTTTGGTCGTCAGCAACCAGTGTTTGAGGAAAAACATCACGGTATTCATCAGAGTCAATCAAGTTACGTACGCGCCGACCGAAGTCTTCAGACAGACCCGCAGTGTGCGTGCCCATGATGATCTTCTTGTTCGGGTACTTGCCAAGGAAGTATGCGGGGAACAAGTAAGAACTGAACTCAGACTTACCCATACGAGGCGCGATATTGATAATCACGCGCTTCTTCTTGCCCTCAACCACGTCCGTAAAGATCTTAGCCAGCTTCCTGTGGTGGGGGCCAATCTTAAACCCGGGATACACCGATGTAGCAAAGCCCAACATGTTCGTCTTAGCTGCTGTCAGGCTAGCGCGGCGTTCGCGGATCTCTATATCGTCAAGCAACTCAATCTTGTCTTTCAGACTCATGAAGGGAAGCGCCTTCTGGATGGCCTCAAGCTCCACCTTGCTTATAGAAGTGAACTGCTCAAAGTCCATCTGGCCCATCATTCTTCTCTGCTGGACTATCGTCTGGGCGCTCGGAAACGTCCACCACGTCTATCACTCCCATGAACTTGGCCAACTTGTCCTTGATGCGCTGCTCAACTTCAGCATCAGACATCTCAACCTTCTTAACCTCAATCTGCTCAGTAAACAATCCGACTTCCGTGACTTTACCTAGCGCGATCAAAGCTTTCAGGCGGATGTTGGCGTTGGGGGACTTTGTCTCTTCAACCAGTTTAGCTACCGTATAGCCCCTGATTTCCTGCGCCATGTCTATAAACTGCCAGTCGTACGCAGCCAACATACCCGTTAGATGTCTTACTGCCGCTGGGGTTTTTAGTTCCGCAAGGGACGCTTTCTGGTCTGCAGTATCTGTATTGGTTGTCACGGCGTTGAACGCTTTTCGCGCCGCCTGTGTCTGATGTTGGTTAGCAACTACTTCATCGTCATCCACACCTAACTCTGCTAACCACTGCTCTGTGGCAACTTGCGCCGACAGAACATCACTGGGCGTCGCGTCGTCCAGTTTTTCCAAACCATCCCGAGTGGTGACCTCAGGTTCAAAATGCACCAAGTGATCTAACATGCGTAGGAATCCTTTTCAGTTGCTTCCTCGTTGGCGAGAGTGTACACTTCTTTTCGGTGATGGTGCAAGTCTTCTTGTATTCATTGCTTCTCCTTGATGGTATCCAGTTGCCATCTTTCACCCCCGGCGCGTCTGCAGATGCCCGGGGGATTTTTTTGCCACGAGGTTTTTCCAAATTTTTATAAAATTTTTTAGGGGATTGAAATAGCGGTATTTGGATCCTCTTCTGGTTTGAGGGGGTGGGGCTGTATATTTGTACAGTATTGTTTGCTTCGGATTTTTTAAAAATTGATTTGCGGTTACGAAACAGTGTTCACACCATGACGGCATGGCACGGCTCAATAGGGCTTGGTGGGGGTAGGGTGGGGTTCAGCCCACAGGGAATACGATGTCAAGGGTATTTGGCAACCCCTCGTGGTATACTAGATGCATCGGTTGGGAACGTCCTAGCCGATTCGGTTTGCCTCGCCCGTCTGCGAGGTTTTTCTTTTGGAGAGTTATCTATGACTAAGTCATTCAATCGTGTTGCTGTGTACGCTGTGTTCAATGATGCGGACAAATCGTCCGCGAGTTTTGCCGTCAGGCTAATGGAGTTGGGCATCGCATCTCGTGCAGAGGCAAAGCCCTTCGCTATGGACTGGGCTTCTAAGAACCACAACAACGAACCTATCAAGATGGGACAACGTGGCATGACGTTCGTGAAGCGTGACACTAACGCAGAGCGAGCAATGAATCGGGTTTTGGAAGTGTGCTACCCCAAGGCAGACGCCCCCAAGCCTAAGACTGCTAAAGCTACTGCCAACAAGACTGATCCAGTTGGCGCATTGTTCAAGAAGTGGCAAGCCCTGAGTGCTTCTGAGAAGCGCCGTTTCACCACGATGCAACTGAAAGCCTGATGCGGACAACTTGTCCGTGAGTTTTTTCGTAGACGCAAGAGAGCGAGCCCCTTGCGTTGTTTCTTTTCATGTCAATCGGAGTAATCATCATGTTCAAAATCATCCTCAGAGATCAAAGCTACACCCGTGAATACGGCACAGACAACGCAGTCGATGCACTCGTACTGTTCGACATCCTCACCAAAACCTATCTCCACGTTGAGATGTGGCAAGGCGCAACCCTCGTTCAAGAATACAAAAACTGCTAAAGGAACACATCATGTCAGATAGATTCTGCACCCTCGTATTCACAACCATGTTGCTCGGCTCAGTCTACGTAGGCTGGGACACAGACGGCAACTTCATACGCCAAGCACTACTCATGCTTGCAGGCTACGCCACAGGCGGTCTATTCTTAATCTTTATCTCTAAGGAATAACATCATGAGCAAATCATCTAAGAACAAACACTACGCCCTCTCTCAAATGAAAGAACTACGCCAACAGTACGTGGAGATGATCGAGCTAGGCAAGCGCAACCACAAAGCCCTCATGCAACACAAGGCACAACTGCGCGAACAACAAGCGCGGGATTCCATGGACGAGTGGGAATCCATCAAGCGCGAGTCCAAGCAACTGCGACTTCTCTAACTCGCGGACAATCTGTCCGCAACTATCTCTCCACAACGTATTGTGGAGAAGTGAGGTAAAAGTGTTGTATTTTCGCACATACCCACCACTTGACACGAGTGGACACACACGAGGGTGTCGCGTAACCCGCATGGATGCTAGCGATTGCGATGTCCACGTCCACAATACCTATATATATAAATACAATTTTCATTTAGATATATATATTTGTGTATTGCTGGGTGTGTCTTGTCGTTCATGTTTTCAAGTTAGCCTTAGTGTTCTTGAAAAATGGTGGGTATTTTGGTCACATCGAGTGCAACCCCGCGTGTATACTACGTTTGACCTCGTCATCCACAAGTGGGCCACCTGTGTTGAATGGTGGGCCAGTTCCAAAACCAAGTGGGCCAGTTAGCCCCAAACTGTAAGGCATTAGTATGCAAATCAAAACTTGCGCTAAATGTGGGGAGTCGCGCCCTCTCAACGACTTCACGTATCTTGCCACCTACGCACAGTCAAAAGCATGGGGTCGAGCAGGCAATGTGCGTATGGAGTTAACCTCCAAGAACTGCAAAGCTTGTCGACCCAAGCGCAAACCACCGACCAAGCTCAGCGCCAAAGAGATACACAACAGGGTTCAGACAGGGGACATGAACGTGCTTGTAGCCAAACACCTCAGGGAAAAGCAAGCGCAAGATGAGCGCAACAAGCAAGCCATGGCCGCCCGTAAGCGGTGGCTCAAGGTGTGGAAGGCAGAGTTAGCCGATGTATTAGCGCCCATCAAGTGGGAGATCGTCAGCGCGAGGAACGCATGGATGTATGCAAGGCGCAAGGGCTACGTCGACAAGGCCACGTTCTACCACGAGTACATGGGGCTACTCAAACACGAGAAGACTCACGCCGAGATGCAACATCTATTAAAACCAAGCCGCCCACCATCCTCAAGGTGGGCTGATTACATAAGCCCCGAGGTATTCACTCGGGTCAGAGATATGTGGGCGGCATTGCCTCCCATATTCAAGGAGAGCAAGATACCCTTGCTCATAACGTACCGCCCAGAGATGGGCATAACTCGCGGACAAACTGTCCGCAAAACTGAGGGAGAAAGCAAATGAGATACAGCATGAGAGAGAGCCTCGCATCGTGCGGCATAAGAGAACGCCTCGTACTGAGCGTAGTACACATGGCAAGCATAGCGGAGGCAGTAGTGTTTTTTGCAACGCTAGGCTTTTGGTCAATCGAGCTTAGGGGGGCCGTGTTGTTCTCCGACTGGGCAGAAAACTTTATCGAAAGGAAACTGAAATGACTGCAATAACTAAGACACAGATGGTGAACGCCTGTGCTGACTACGAGGTGGACTGGTTCTTTGACCAGACGCTTGAAGAACAGAAGGAAGCGTACCGACACCTCCAACTGCATGGGTTTGTAGGGTTTGCAAACTACCCTGACAACAACTTGTTCGCCTCTTGTGTAGACAAGGGCATATTTTTAATGGAGGAATAAATGCTAATAACTAAGCCAACAAAGAAAGAATGGATGCGGTGGAGTAAGAACAATGAGTTCATCTACAAACCCAAGTACATCAAGTTCGTACCCCCACGTATCAAGCCCTTGAAAGAGGACGACTACCAACTGCTCGACTTCCTGATGTGCTTTGCCGCATACGACTTGAAGGGGTTCGCCTCGTCCGAGTTCACAGCAGGCAGTCTCAGCTACCTACTACGCACCTATGGCGAGAGCTTCACGCTCATGGGACACAACATCTACAAGTACCACTTAACGGAGATACGCAATGCTTACTAAATGGGAAAAACTCGAACGTGTGATGCTACTCGTAGCCATCATTGTCTTAATCCTTGACCTGTTCTATTGGAGAGGAGGGTAGTAAAGAGATCGGTCATCCTTTCTTTGTGGCATCCCGCCACGCTTTTAACTCGCGGACAAAACGTCCGCAACTTTTTGGAGATTTATCATGGAACAAACCGTTCAAACAGAAACAACAACGCAACCCACTCAACCATCAATGCCAACATCGGCGCTGATGACCACGCTCATGGCGCTCGTTGAGAACTACATCAAAGACATCGTGACAGAGCAAGTGACAGCGATACTCACGAACCACCGCACCCTGCGATTTATGGACGATGCATTCAAAGACCAGATCAAAGAGATCGCGACAGAGGTTGCGAGTGAGGCTATCAGTACGCACAACGATGACGAGTATCACATCAGCGAGGACGCCATCAATGACATTGCAACGAGTGCAGTAGAAGATCACGACTTCGACAGTCAGATAAGCGATGCAGTCAACGATGCGATCAACGACTTCGACTTCACAGATGTCATCACGGCGTCCATCAAGGACAACATCACCTTTACCGCAACCATCTCAGTGGACTAATACTATGGAAACAACTACGCAATCGCTTGCGTTCCAACAACTCTCTAATTACGCGAAGCAAAAGGTAATAGCAGAGTATGGGCAACCGCCCGATGATTGGTACGAAGAGATCTTCGCACGAGCTAAAGAGGATGCCCCCGAAAGGGGGTTTTCAATCAATGAGATTCAGTTCAACGGCTTCGCATCGCAAGGTGATGGCGCATCATGGACTGGGTACGTTGATCTCGCCGACTTCATTGAGTACCACAACGACCCAGACGCGAAAGACTTTGCACAGTACGTTGTACTGAGAGAGTTAATCAAAGATGGGTGGTGCGAAGAGAAGGTCAACGTCAACAGGCATGCGTTCTATTACAGCCACAGCGGGACTATGGTTACCGAGGGCTTAGACGATCGCATCGACTACGCAGATGACGACTCAGT